GGATTGCGGCCGGGGATGGCGGGAAAGCCGCCGAAGTTGAGCAGATTGCCGAACTTCGCGGTACAGGTCTCAGCGCGCAGATCGCAGCCCGGGGCGGTGTCGATAGTGATGGGCAGCGGGGCGCCGGTCACCGGGTCGAGGGCGGGGTTGGCCAAGGCTGATGCCAGCTCCGGCATTGGGCGCGACAGGGTGATCGTCGCGCCGACATGTCCGATGATAAAGCCGAGCTGCACCCCAAAGCGCAGCACGCCGCCGCGAAACCAACCGTCGGGCTGGGCCGCAGCGCCTGGCACGGTGACAGTCGCGCCTGAAACTGCGGCGACCGTCAGGATTGCGAGATGCTGCGCGATATCGAGCCGGCAGCCGCGCCCGTAAAGCGCATGGCGGCAGAGGCTCTGATACTTTGCCCGGACCCCCGCGCGGCGCAAGGTGGAGAAGATCGACTCGGCAGAGAGGATGAGCCGTGCTCCCTCGGCTTCTGCGCCGACGACGCGGCCCTTCCAATGCGCCACGGTCTCGCCCAGCACCTGTTCATGGCCCCGAAAGATCGTCAGCGTGACCGGCTGATTGCCGAGCGGCGCCAGGAACCGCGCCGCGAAGGCTTGGGACAGTGGCAAGGTAATCTCAAGCCGCTCGCGTTCGATCTCGCTGCTTTGGACGACATCGCCATGGGAGATCGCCGCCGCCTCCCAGATCAGATCGCCACCCTCGCTGGCCGCGCTGATCCAGTCACTGGCCCGGCTGGTGAAGCGCCAGATCTGCTCGCCTTCGATGAACTGGTAAAGGTAATAGGGCCGGCCCTCGGCGGTGGAGGCCTCGATTGTGTCATAGGTCATGATGGATGCGGCTCATTCAAAGGGCGCGGCCAGCCCGATCCTCCTCCACCAATAGAAAGTTGCGGAGCGGAGGTTTGGAAGTGCATACGGACATTCCGGCGTTCCGCTGACCGCCCGGGCTTGTTAGGTCAAATCGATAAATGGCGGGGCCAGAGGTGGATCGAAATAATGTTGATGGTGCTTACGCGCCGGTTATCGCTGGGATCTTCAGCCTTCGCGATCGGGCCTCGATGCGATGCGGGGAATTCTCTTGAGGAGGGTCAGGCCGAAAAGGATTGCCGTGTTGACGGCAAAGTAGCCAAGCAGGAAGGCAACAATTTCCGCAGATGGGGTCGACCCACTCGCTAGGATAAGCGCGATCGAAAGGTTTCTCATACCAAACTCGATGAAGCAGGCGCTCCGGTCCTCGCTGGGCAGCAGTCGCCCGACAGCGGCTCCAATGCCGAGCGACGCGAGGCTAAAGGTGCCGGCGTAGATAAGGGTCGAGGCCGCAGCCTGCTGGATGACTGGCAGGCTGACCTTCACGCAGCCTGCCAGCACCACTGCGATTGCAAGAATGCTGAGCACATCCATCGCGCGATTGAGCCTCGATGCGAGATTAGGAAGAAAATGCGAGCACAATATCCCTGCAAAGATTGGCAGAAGGGCAAATCGCGCCAGATCCCAGGTGATCGTCAGAGGATCCAGCTTCGCGGCGACTTCCAGATCAAGAAGCCCGACAGTTAATGCGATCTTCAGCACGACGGGGGCCGAGGCTGAGACGAGCATGGTCGTTAACGTCGTCATCACAACAGAAAGAGCAAGATTGCCGCCGATCAGGTGTGTGAAGGAATTCGACAGGGCACCACCCGGGCTGATCGCGATTGCAAGGATAACGAGCGCAATCAGCGCGGGCGGCTCGAGAAGCCATACGAGGATCAAGGCAGCCGCCGGCAACAGGATGAGCTGGAGGATCGTGGAGACGAAGAGACTCCTCGGGTGCTTCAGAACATCTTGCACGGACCGGAGCCTGAGGTTTAGTCCAACGGCTGTCATCAGGATCGCAACGTTCACAGGAACGATCAGGTAGACAAGAAGCCCGACCGTCATCGTGCGAAAGTCCAGAACACCCCTGGGACAGCTGGTTGCACTAAAGCGTCCTCCCGACGCAAGCCCGCGTCGATAGGGCCACCGAACCGACATTCCCCAAGTGGCCTGTCGTTTGACAGCAAGATCATCTATTCGCCCTGATCATCAAGGGCTTTGTGGGTCATTCGGGCCATCGGCGATCTACTACCCGAAATGGACAAGAAGCCACTGATGTCGGATGGAGCACAGCGCCTGGCCAAGCTCAAGTCGGCAGAGCGCGCTCTCCATCTCCTAGCGTGAACAGAAGCACCGACGTATTTACCATGAGACGGCCCAGATTCTTAAGGCCGATCGACCTCATGCGGACACCTCCACGACCGGCAATGTCACTTCGCTCGCCACCACCCCATGCTGGATCTCGATGCGGTCGGCATCGGAGCGGACATGGGTCATGAAATGCACCTTCGTCCCCACCGTCACCGGTTCCCCCAGGTTCGACGAAATCGTCAGCCGTTGACTGGCACCCTCCGCGACAGCTGCGGTAATCGTCCGAAACCGTGGACCCCCCGGCATCTCCAGCAGGACCTTGCGGCCGACATAGGCTGTCAGGTCAGCAACGGGGGCCACGCGCATCTGCGCTGAGCCCGAGGTCATGGCGGCCTGCAGCTGCAACTCGCGCCCCCAGGTCGGCAGCCAGAAGCTCGCCTGCCGCCCGCGCAGCGACCACAGCCAGCGGCACAGCGCCCATCTCTTTGCAGGGCCCTGCGCCTTCAGGGTGAGGGTTTCGCCGCGCTCAAAGACATCGCGCAGCGCCTCAATCACCACCGGGCCGAAGCCGTTGTCGACGTATTCGACGGCGCGGCGCAGGCTCGCCGACAGCGGCGCGCGGGTCAGGCTTGGATCCGTCTGAACCGGGTACCCGAGATAGATGGGCAGGACGATGGGCGCCAAATCAGGGGCGTCGCGCAGCAGAAAGGTTGCGCTGACCGTGCCATCGTTCTGGCGGCGGCGCTCGATCTCCAGGGCCGAGGCAAGGATGCCGATGCGCAAAGGGGCCACCGTGACACGGCCTGCGGGTACCGTCATCGTCGGTGCTTGCAGGACCAGGGGTTCAGCGAGGATCAACCGATCTGGCTGGATGGCGACAATCCCTACCGACGCGGCATTTCCACCATCCAGAGCGATGGCGGCAAATCCCTCTGTCCGGAAATCCGCGACACTGGTATCGAGCGCAATCTCCAGATCGCCCTGCGTCAGATCCATCGTCGGCTGCTGTGCCGTGTGCCAGAGCGGCACCCACCATTCCTCAGCAAACCCCGCCCGCACCAATTCCGCAGCCCGCGCCATGTCTAGGGCGTCACAGCGATGCCTGAACGTGACGATCTCGCGGGGCAGGGACCTCAGGGCGATGCGCTGTTCGCCTGCACGCGCCTGCAGCACATCGGTGCGCCATTCCAGCACTTCGTTGACACTTTCTGCGGCTGGAAACGGCCAGAGCGGTGGTTGGCCCATCCCGTCAGGCATTGAGGGAGCCTCGATTGCGGCGGATCACGTTCAGGATGGCGCGTTCGCCTGAAGAGGTGGCGAGGTAATCGCCGACGACAGACGGGTCGAGGACGTTGATGATGCGGGTCGACATCGCAGGGGCAGGGGCCGCACCATCGCCGCTCATCTCCACCCCAAGCCTGCCACCCTTGCCACGCCGGAGCGGCAGGATCGCCTCGGGCCCGGCCTCGCCCATCAGCCCTATACCCTTGGCGAAGGGGAACAGTCTGGGGCGGTTCACCACGCCACCCTGCGCGAAGGCTGTCAGTTCGGTACCACCCGCGAAGACCCCACCTTTGGCAAAGCCGAACAGGCTGCCGAGGATACCGCCACCCGCGCCGCCGCCGCCCATGAAGGCGTTAAGCAGCGCCGTCTCGATTGGCTTGAAGGCGAGCTCAATCAGCCGGGTGGCGAGGTTCTGCGCAATGCGCGAGATCGCCCCGGCAAATGTCTCCCAGCTGAACTCGCCAGATTTGAGCGCCTCCTTGATCGGGCCGGTGATGTCCTGCGCGAGGCCTTGCGCGATCTCGCGCGACTTCTCCGCAGCGGCGCCGACGGCCTCGGCTGTGGCTTCCCAGGCGGCCTTGGCGGTATCAGCGGCCGCACTGAGCGCGCCTCCTGCGGCGCGCCCTGCACCGCCCGCACGCTCCGCGGCGTTGCCCGCGCCATTGAGTGCCGCTTCGACTCCGCTCGCAGCGACCTCGGCCCCGCCAAGGCCCGACGTTGCCTCGGTCGATCCTGCGGCAACTGCCGTGCGCAGCGCTACGACAGACTGCAGAGGGGCGGTGGCGGCCGCGGCCACACCGGCCATTGTGCCCCGCAGCGCCTCCACCTCCGCCCGCGCGGCCGCTGCAACTTTGGTCAGCCCCAGATCGGGCGCGGCAATCGGCGTCTGGGTAAAGGCCGCTTCAAAGGCCGCACGGGCCTCGACCCCGGCATTTGCGGCGGCCCCCGCAAACGGGTTCTCGATGCCACCGAGCTCGATCGTGCCAATCAGCGGCACCCGCTTCTCGACGCCGAGCACATCTAGCCCGGCATTGACCCCCTCGAGGAAGCCGTCGATCCGGCGCGCCACGCCATTCAACATCGCCTCAACCCCGCCAATCAGCGCATTGGCCGCGCTATAGGCGAATTCGCCGATGCTGGCGGGCAGCGCTGACCAGAGCACTTTCACCGCCTCGAGCGCGCCCTGGAAGGTGTTTAGCGTTGCATTGCCAAAGGTGACCACCGCTTCCAGCGATGCCTGCAGCGCCTCGGCGATGCCGGCCCGGATCCCGGCCCAGCTCGCCAGGATCTCGAGACCCACCGCGACTGCGCCCAGCTTCATGCGGCCCCAGACCTCGCCGGCGAGATCACCGAGCAGTGCTAGTGCTGTCCCCAACCCGCCCGCGCCCTGCACAAGCCGCCCGAACTGGAACACCAGCTCGCCCGCGCCCACCACCAGCGCTCCGATCCCGGTGCGGATCAACGCACCGCGCAAGATCACTAGGGCGGTGGCCAGCGCGCGGACCGACAGTGCCGCCGCAGCAAGACCCACGACCCAGCGCCCGGCCATTAGGGCGGCAACGGTTCCGGCATAGGTCGCAAGCCGCTCCAGCTGGCCGAAAAGAACCGTGAGTGCACCCCCGACCGGGCCGGTGCCGCGCGCCATGTCGGCCAGCGCATTCGCCACCGTCTCCAGGGCCGGTGCGACCGCCGCTGTCAGCCGGTTGCTCAGTCCAAGCCAGATCAGGCCAAGCCGGGCAATGGCATCGCCGGTACGCTCGATCTGGGCCGCATCACTGGCGCTGACCGCCACGCCAAAGTCGCGCACATCCTGTGCCGCCTCCCGCAGGGTGGCCGCATCGATGCGCAGGAAGGCGAGAGCCGCCCGGTCGCCAAAGAGATCAGAGGCGACGGCCGCGCGCTCCGCCTCCGGCACAAGGGCCGTCAAGGCGTCCTGAATGGCCAGGATGCGCTGATCCAGCGGCAGCGCCTGCAAGGCTTCCACCGTCAGGTTCAGCCGCTGCAGCGCCCCGACGGCGGATCCCGATCCCGTGGCGGCCTCCGAGAGCCGGGTGGTCAGCTTCTTGGTGGCCTGCTCGATCTCGCCCAGCGACACGCCCGCCATCTCGCCCGCCGCCGTCAGCACCTGCAGGCTT